CGGGCGGGCGGGCTTCGGAGGTGATAAATTGCCGATGCTCCGTCGCGTTTGTGATAGTCTAGCCACAGTGTTGCAAACATGCTACAGTTAGCCAACACGCAATGAGGGCCGATAAATGCAAACCAAACATTCGCCCGCGCTTATCAAGGCAATGCCGGATTCAGACGGGACGTTTGAGGGGTATGCGTCTGTTTTTGGCGTGGTCGATCAGGGCCTAGACGTGGTCGCGCCGGGCGCTTTCCGAGCGTCGCTCAGCACGGGCCGCAAGGTAAAAATGCTGTGGCAGCACGATACATCCAAGGTAATCGGCGTTTATGAGTCGATTGCCGAAGATGATTATGGGCTGAAGGTCAAGGGCCGCCTCCTTGCCGACGTCAAGCAAGGCGCAGAGGCGTTGATCCTGTTGCGCGCCGGGGCTATTGACTCAATGTCGATCGGCTATCGCGTGCGCGAGGCCGAGCCGGAAGCGGATGGCCGGGTGCGCCGATTGACGGCAATCGACCTCATGGAGATTTCGCTTGTCACGTTCCCGATGCTCCCTGACGCGCTAGTCACGGCGGTCAAGGGAATCGAGACTGAGCGGCAATTCGAACGGTTTCTGCGGGACGCAGGATACTCAAAAGCAGACGCCACGGCGATCACTTCGCTTGGTTTCAAAGGCTACCTCTCCCGGCGGGATGCTGCGGTGGATGATGGCAAGGCTGAGGACGCGGCGCGAGCCGACCTCACAAACCTCCTTCAATCTTTCGGGAAAGCATTCCAATGACTGATGAAATCAAGGGCGTTGCGGACGCCATCAAGGCGATCCACACCGGGTTTGACGCCTACAAGAAGGCCAACGACGAGCGCCTTGTGCAGATCGAAGCCAAGGGCAGCGCCGACCCGCTGACCGAGGCGAAGCTGGCCAAGATGGAAGTCGCCATCACCGCCGCTCAGGCCGTTGCAGACGAGGCCGTGCTGGCGTCCAAGCGCGCCTCCCGTGTCGTGGTTGACGATCAGGGCAACCCGATCGACGTTGACGCGGCGCTTGAAGCCAAGGCCGCTTCGTGGCGTCGCCAGGCCGGTGGCTTTGTCGGTGAGACGCAGGCGCGGCAGATGACCGGCGAAAGCCTCAAGAGCTATACTGGAATCATGGAAGGCTATTTCCGAAAAGGCCCTGACAGTCTTGACCACGACGAGCGCAAGGCCCTGTCTGTCGGTGGCGACGCAACCGGCGGTTACACGGTCAACCCGGACATGAGCGGCGCAATCGTGACGAAGATCTTTGAGACCTCGCCGATGCGTGCCTATGCTGCTGTGCAGGTTATCAGCAAGGATGCGCTTGAAGGCATCTTCGACCTCAACGAGGTTGGCTATGGCTGGGTTGCCGAGACCGCCGCGCGCCCCGTCACGAGCACGCCGAATTTCGGGGCGTGGCGCATCGCCGTCCATGAGATGTATGCAAATCCGAGCGCCACGCAGCAGATGCTTGACGACCCGGAAATCAACATCGAGCAGTGGCTTGCTGGCAAGGTCGCGGATCGCTTCGCGCGCGCTGAGGCCGAATCGTTCGTCACCGGCGATGGTGTCGGTCAGCCGCGTGGGTTCCTCACGTATCCGGCGGGTGTGACCAACCCCGGCCAGATTCCGGTCACGAACAGCGGCGTGAACGGCGGGCTTGCGGCGGCTCCGAACGGTGGCGACGTGTTGCTGACCGCGCTTTACAACCTCAAGGGGGCTTATCGCTTGAACGCCACGTGGTTCATGAACCGCGCAACCACGGCGCTCCTGCGCAAGACCAAGGATAGCGACGGCGCCTACCTTTGGTCTCCGGGCATTGGGGCGGGGCAGCCTGACACGCTGCTCGGCTATCCGGTCGCCCCGTTTGAGGATATGCCCGATCCGGCGACCGGCTCGCTCTCCATCGCTGTTGGCGACATGCGGTCGGCTTATCAGATCGTTGACCGCGTGGGCATTCGCACGCTGCGAGACCCGTTCTCCGCCAAGCCGTTTGTTGAGTTCTACTCGACCAAGCGGGTCGGCGGGGCCGTCATCAACTTCGAGGCGATTCAGCTTATCAAGCTCGCGTCCTAACGACGTTTCCGGTGGCGGCAATCGCGCCGCCCTTGGGCCACGCAACCCCATATAAGGAGTCTCGCCATGCGCGACCTTATTTCTAACGTCCAGCGCGTCCACCTCGGATCGCTGACCATGAGCGGCACCGGCACGCTCCTTTCCAGCTATGTTGACACCTTGGGGTTTGACGGGGCGACGATTGAGCTTGTGTGCAACGTCGTCACCGATGCGGGCGCTGCGGGTGGGTTCACGGCCACCCTGCAAGAGTCCGCCGATACTGCGGGCGCGTCGGCAACCACGGTTTCGGCGGGCGGAACGGTTGGCGGCGTCAACACCATTGACGTTACCAGCGACGACGCGGACCACAGCATCGCGGGCGCAATCGGCTATCGCGGCGGCAAGCGGTATCTTGGCCTCACGATCACCGGCACCACAGGCAGCAACGCGGTCGTGACCGTCATGGCCACCCTCGGCAAGCCGCACCGCGCTCCGACCACCTACGTCGGCGTCAAGGTCGCCCGCACCTGAGCTTTGACGTGGGGCGGCAGTCAACCAGGTTGCCGCCCCATCCCTGAGCACAGGAGGCCACGCCATGCGCGCAAAGATTTTCCAGACTGGCGGCTACCAGTGTATGCCGAACGGCTACGCCAAGCAGGCGTTTGCCGAGGGGGATATCGTTGACGGCTACGTCGCAGAGTGGGCCGTCCTTGACGGGGCGGCATATGAGGTCAAGATCGCCACCCCGCCCGAGACAATGCTTCATGTGCCGCAGCGCGGGAGGAAGCGCAAGTGAGCCTCCGCCCTATCGCCCGGCATTATCAGCAAGAGGGCTATACGCTCGTCACCGGCCCGGCGTCTGAGCCTGTGACGGCTGATGACCTGCGCGCGCAGCTTAACGGCGTGACCGATGCAGACGCCTATCTTGAGGGCCTAATCGCCGAGGCGCGCGAGGAGGTCGAATACGCATCGGGCCTCGCGCTTATCTCGCAGACGTGGCGGCTAACGATTGATTGCTGGCCCGGATACAAAGAACAATGGTGGGACGGCGTGCGCGAGGGCCATCGTGGCAGCCTTAGCATGGGGATGGGCTACGGCAGCACTCCATTCGTGACGCTGCGCCGTATGCCGCTGGCGTCCGTCGCATCGGTCACGGTTTACGGCGAGGATAGCGTGGCCACGGCGGTTGATGTGGCTGCGACCTTTGACGTTGACGCCGCGCAAAAGCCGGGCCGTCTCGCGCTCAAGTCCGGCGCAGCTTGGCCGGTCGCATTGCGCGCCGTCAACGCAATCGAGATCGTGCACGTCTCCGGCTATGGCGATGCGGCAAGCGATGTGCCCGGCCCTCTGAAGCGCGCGGTGCGCCAGCTTGCGGCATACGCCTACGGGCATCGGGGCGACGGCTGCGACATGGGCAGCGCTTACCACGCAAGCGGCGCGGCTGAGATCGTCTCGCGTTATCGCAACGTGAGAATCTGATGGGCTTGTGTTGCGACTATTCCAGTGGCCTCCTGCGTGAAGCGGTGACGTTTCAGCGCGAGACCGCAACTGCGGGCACGGCTGGCACGTTTACAAAGGCATGGGCAACCGTCTCAGGCGCGCCGACGCGGGCGCATGTGCGGGGCATGTCCGGGCGTGAGGAGCGCACCGGCGACCGCACCGACGCTGTGGCAAGGCTTCGCGTTGTCGTGCGGTATAGCGCTGCGCTGCGCGAGGGCGACAGGGTGCTAATCCGCACGCGCGCGCACAACATCACGCGGATTGATAACGTCGAGTTTCGCAATCAGTGGCTAGAGATTGACGCGGACGCGGGGGTGGCGACATGAGCGTTAGCGGGGCCGACGACCTTGAGCGGTGGCTTGGCGAATACGAGCGCAAGCTGCGTGCAAACGTGCGCCGCGAAATCACCAAGACCGCGCTCAAGGTCAATACGAGGGTTAAGCGCGCCATTCTTCAGGGGCCTAAGACCGGGCGCGTGCATACCCGCGCGCCAGGCCAGAACCTCAGTCGCACGCATCAATCGTCGGCAGCGGGCGAGGCCCCGGCAAACGACACCGGCACGCTTGCCTCGTCGATCTACTATTCTCGCCCGTCGCCGGATACCGCGCAGATCGGGAGCCGCCTTTACTACGCCTACGAGTTGGAGTTTGGGCGTCAAGGTTTGCAGCCGCGCCCATCTTGGCGACCCGCGACCGATGCAGAGCGCGGGCCGTTTGAGGACGCGATCCGCGAAGCCATGAGGAGGGCCGCAGAATGATCCCCTTTGCAGTTCGCACCGCGTTTTATAACCTGCTGAACGTCACCGGCGTCACGTCGCAGCTATCGACGGCCTACGGCGTGACCGCGATATTTTGGGAGCAAGCGCCCCAGGTCTCTGACCCGTCAAGCGACGCGGGCTTCCCTTACGTAACGTGTCTGCAAGTTAGTGACCCGGGGTTCAGCACAAAGGACGCGGTCGGCACGTCCGCCCTCATCCAGGTTGACGTATGGTCACGCTTGCAGACGGGCGAGTGCGAGGCTGTGGCGCAGGCCTGCTTCACAGCGCTTGACCGCGCCGACATCGTGGCGACCCTGCCCGGCTTCGTGCGGCTGGACTGCGAGGGCATGGCATTCTCACGCGACCCTGATGGCATTACGCGCCGCGCGCTGATGACGTTTCGGCTTGTGGCATTACCGTAACACCTGTGGTATGATTGCAACAGCACATCCCATAGGAGGCCGAAATGGCAGCTTCAAGCGGGCGCACGGGCGTCAGAATTTCGTTGGGCGACGCCTCTTCGGCTGTCGTCATCGCTGGCGCGCGCGTGGATACGTTCACCGTGAACAACGAGCCAATTGACATTACGAATAAGGACTCGGCTGGCGTTCGCACCATGCTTGCTGATTTCGGCGTGCGCTCTATCGACCTCAGCGTCGAGGGCGTCATGGTCGGCGACACGTTGCTTACTGCGGCCACGGGCAACGCGGCGGCGGTTCTGGACGAATACGTGATCGACTTCGCCAGCGGCGCGACGCTCGTTGCGAATTTCTTCATCACCTCGTTTGAGGTCGGTGGAGCGCACGACGGCGAAACCACGTTCTCCGCATCGTTTCAATCGAGCGGCGCTTTCACCTTTACCGCGGCAGCCTGATGGGTGGCGTGTTTCGTGAGATCGTAATGCAATGGGGCGGCGTTGATATTATTGTCACGCCGTCCAATAAGCTGCTCCGGCGCATCGAGGCGCAGGGCGTGTCGCCGATGATGGTGGCGCAGTCGTTCAATTCGCAAGTCCCAAACATGAGCGGCATGGCTTTTGTCGCCGCTGAAATGCTAAAATCGGGCGGGGCCGTGACCGACGAGGATGAGGTCTATTGCGCGATGTTGACCGACCCGGCGGCGATGGGACTGTTCGCAACGGCCATTGCTGCGGCAGTTCTTCCGTCACCGGCTGACGCAAAAAATCCCGAAGCCCCGGCGGCAAAGCCAACGAGCAAGTCGAAGCCGAAGGCGAGCCGACCGCGGGCATAAACTGGGACACGATGTTCCTAGTCGCTCGCGGCTGGGGGATAAGCCCGGATCAGTTTTGGGCAATGACAATCAGCGAGTGGCTTTGCGAATACGAGTGGAAGCGGCCACGCCAAGAGGGCGACTATGCAGGCAAGCTAACCCGAGGCGCGATTGACGACATAAAGGCAATGCTTCATGGTTTCGATTCCTGACATCCTCGTAAACATCGGCGCGAACATTGCGCCGCTAAGCGAGGGTTTGAAAAAAGCGGGGGTTGCGGTCGCCGCGTTTGGGGCAACGGTCGGCGCGTTTGCAATTCAAAGCGCGGCGGCGGCTGTTGAGATGCAAGACCTCGCCAACGCGGCGGGCGCGAGCTTGCGCGAGTTTCAGCGCGCCGCCGCTGGCGCTCGGTCTCTTGGCATTGAAAACGAAAAGCTGTCGGACATTTTCCGAGACGTCAACGACAAGATCGGCGATTTCACAGCGACCGGCGGCGGCGAGCTTAAAGACTTCTTTGAGAAAATCGCGCCGCAGGTTGGGGTGACGGCGGATCAATTTAAGAACCTTTCAGGCCCGCAATCGTTGCAGCTATTTGTTAGCACGCTCGAAAAGGCCAACGTATCATCCAAGGAAATGACGTTCTACCTTGAGGCAATTGCTTCGGATGCGTCGCTTCTCACGCCACTCCTAAAGGACAACGGCGCGGCTTTTGCGCGCTTGGGGGATCAGGTTGAGCGCTACGGCCTTGCGAGCGAGGACACGGCGGCAAGCGGGCGCGAATTTCGTGCGGCCATGGCGCAGCTTGGCAGCGCGGTCTCGGCTGTTGGCGTGGCCCTTGTGGATAGCGGGATGATTGACGCGATGGCGGCGTTTATCAAGCACGTTGCGGACTTCATCGGCCTAACCGCTGCGCCGTTTGTGGCCGACCTAGCGTTTGCAATGTTCGGGGTTTCGCGCGCGGCGGATGACGTGGTGCGCGCGATGGGCGATGAAATTCGCCAGACCACGGAATTGAACAAGGCGCTGAACGGCGGCATCACCATGTCCGTTGAGGCGGCGCGTCAGAAGCTTCTTGAGGCGCGCTCTCGTCTTAAGAACGTGCAGGCGATGATTGCAGAGCAAAAGACTATCGCGCTTTCTGGCGAGTCTTTTGCGTCTCTAACAAAACAGATTAAGGATTCGCAAAGTGCCGAGGCTGTGCTGCGCGGCGGACTTCAGGGATCGTCAAGACTATTATCATCGGCCTATGAGGCGCAGTCGCAGCTTACCGCCGACCTGCTTAATAAGCGCCAGGCCCTTTTAGAAACCGACACGCGCCTTGGGGCGGCGCAGGCGGAGGCGGCGGAAAGCGTAAACCTCTTAACCAACGCGCTTGCAGCGCAGCGTGACGGCATGGTCACGACAGGCGGCGGCACGGGCATCACGCCGACCGACCCGGCGGCAGATGGTGAAGACCCTGAAATCGGCGGCACGTTTTCAACCACGAACACAGCCACAACGCCGGACCAAATTGGCGAGGGCATGGCGCTACGCCTTGATGCCCTAAAGGCGGGCTTTGACGCGGAAAACGCTTTCACGGATCAATACTATCTCACAAGCGAAGCCGCGGCCAAGGCGCACGAGGACAAGCTTGCAGCGACACGCGCCGCTGGTCAAAGCACTGCGATCACGCAAGCGGCAAAAACGGCTAGCGGGATGCTCGGCGCTATGGCCACGCTGTTTAACGGATCAAAGCCAATCGCGGTAGCGCAGGCGCTCGTCAATACGTTTCTTGGCGTGACGGAGGCGCTAAAGTTACCATTTCCGCAGAACATCGCGGCGGCTGCTGTCGTGGCGGCGCAGGGCATGGCGGCGATCAAAACCATTATGAGCGCATCGCCAAGCGGGGGCGGAGCAGCGACGGGCAGCGCGGCGGCATCTGGCGCGGCAACGGCTGCAAAGAAAGAACCGGACCGCACGCAAACCTTCAGCTTCAACATCCAGAACGACAGCATGGGCTTCGGGGAGTCCTTCGCTCGCCAGATGGTGGAGCAGCTTAACAACGCCCAGCGCAACGGCGGGACAATTCGCGGGGTTATCGCATGACGCTCTCTACAGCGGGCTACACCCTCGGCAGCAACGAGCCTCTGAACAACGCGCGCATTCTTTACAGCACCGTCACCGGCGCGGTCACGGGCAGCGGAGCGACGCCGGAGCTTGCGGCAAACGACTACACGTTCCAACGGTGGGTTCCCGGCACCGGCGCGGTTTCGTGGCTGCTGACGCTTGGCGCGGCGGCGAACATCGACACGGTGTTCATCGCGGCGCATTCGCTGAGCGGTAAGGCGGTTGTGATCGCCACAAGCCCGGACCTTGCGGCGGGCTTTACGGATCACGCGACAATCTCGCCAGCGGACAACGGCACGATTGCCGCCATGATCTCCGACGGATCGGGCAACGCGATTTCGACGCGCCGCCTACGCATTTCGGTCGATGATGGCGATGATGTGACGGTTGGCATTATCCGCGCGGGCGTGGCGCTGCAACTGACGCAGGCATTTTACGCGGGGCATACGCCAACATCTATCAACCGCGTGACGCAGGCTAAGCAGCAATTCAGCGAGACCGGGCAATGGCTTGGGCGGCAGCTTATGCGCCAAGCGGTGACGGGTTCCTACTCGTGGGAGCATCTGCGCATTGACTGGTATCGGACCTATTTCGAGCCGTTCGCCAAGACGCTACCGCTCTACCCGTTCGGCATCATCGGCAACCCCGCGCGGTTCTCGGATGATGTGGCGTGGTGCTGGACCGACAGCGACGTCGCGCCGGAGACTATGGGAGTCAACGATTACGTAAGAGTGTCGCTTGCGGTCACGGGCGTGTTCTGATGGCGTTCGCAACGCAGCCCATCCAGGTCATCGAGATTGTGCAGCCGCTTTGCAGCCGCGTGTTTGGCACGTCTCCGTGCAATGCCGCAGGCGATAAATGCTGGAACACCGACGCCACGTGCAAATTCCGCTCGGCGCTCAACCTCACGGCATCGCTTGCGCTGCGGTTCGTTCCGATGGGGTCTTACGAGTGGCGCACTGAGGCGGGCGCCTTTCAGCCTGCGACGGCTATACCGACGCTGATGGGGTATCAGACCGCGCCGACCGTGCTCAACGTCGCCAGTGGGTCGCGCAACAAAGGCCCGCTTGGCCTGCGCGCGGTATGCAGCGTCAAGCTAAAGGACAGACCGAGCAACGATGTCGAGACCGATCCTTACGTGGCGGATCGCAGCTATGACCCGGCAACGCAAGGCTCCTTTTGGTCAAAATGGCTTTCGCGCAACCCTTTTCACGTCGGGTATATCCTGCGCATCTACGAGGGCAGCCTTGGCGATACGCTGGCCGAAATGATAAAGCGCGAATATCTCATTGAGAAGATCGACGCAGGCCGCGACGGCGTGAGCATCACCGCAAAGGATGCGCTGCGCAAAGTCACAGATACCGGCATCACCGCGCCGCTGTTGTCGCCGGGCGCGCTTGCCTCGGACATCAACGCCAGCGTGACAACGCTTGACGTGGCGGGCGCCGTTGTCGCCGACTACCCCGCGACGGGGTGGGTGCGGATCGGGTCGGAGCTTATCCAATACACGGGCCGGTCGCTGGTCGATAGCAACGTGCGGATCACCGGGCTGACCCGTGCCGCGCTTAACACCGAGGCCGCAAGCCACAAACAAAACGGGCGCGTTCAAACGGTGGTGGCGTATGTTGCCGAGCCGTTTAGCGATATCCTCTATGACCTGCTGGTGACGCGCGGTGGCATTGACGCGGCTTACGTCAACGCGAGCGAGTGGGATGCTGAATACACGTTGTGGCGCAGCGCCTATCAATTCACGGCCTACATCACCGAGCCAACCAAGATCGACGACCTCGCCGGTGAGGTTTGCCTGCAAGCGATGGCGAACGTGTGGTGGGATGAACGGGTGCAAAAGATCATCCTCAAGGCACAGCGCCCGGACTTCGCGCCTTCGACGCTGACCGACGAGGGGCACATCCTGGCCGGGTCGTTTGCCATCAAGGAAAAGCCGGAGGAGCGCGCCTCGCAGGTGTTTGTCTATTACGGCCTGCGCAGCCCCATCGCCAGCATCACCGACAAAGGTTCATACGAGCGGGCGCAGGTTGCCATCGACGTTGACAAGCAGGCGCAATATGGCGGCGAGCCTGCGATCCGCGAATTGTTTTGCCGGTTCATTCAGACCGACGCGATCGCGGCATCAACCGCATCGACATATTTGCAACGGTTTAAGGACGTTCGGCGTGAGGCGACGATGGAGCTTAGCGCACCGCAGGCCGGAACCTACTGGACGGGCGACTCTGTAAATGTTGAGCATTTTCTTGACGTTAAGTTTGACGGCTCAAAGCGAGAGGGGAATTGGTTGATTACCTCGGCTCATTCCAGCGCGCCTGGAAGCCGCTACGCCTACACGATGGAGGACAACGGGTCTATCGGCGTGCTATGGTTGTGGCAAGAAAGCGAAATAACGCCGTTTGTTGATGCAACTGAGCAACAGAAGCGAGAGATAGGCTACTGGCTCGACGACGACGGCAATGACGGGCTGGGCGTTCCGCGCCCCTTTCGGTGGCTATAATGCGCGCAGGAGATAAACCGCAATGACGACATGGACAACGCTATCAGCCGGAGCGGTTGGCGTTAGCGGCATTCCCAGCGGCTCGACCGTGACAGCGCTGCGCGATAATCCGTTGGCGATTGCCGAGGGGTCGAGCGGTGCGCCTCGCATCTACGGGCTTGCGGCGGCGAGGCCGGGGGACGGGTTGCCGGTTGTTACAATATCCGCCGCTAATACGGTGAACGTTATTGAAAGCACCGAATTTGAGCAGGTTATATCCAGCACATTTACCACCACATCGCTTGTTACGGTGCTTAGGTTCACAATGAGTGCCTACACCGGGGCGGCAAGGTTTCGTGTATTAACTAGCGTTGGCAGCGTCGGCGGAGAACCTCCGCAGTACACTAGTTATACTTGGTATTGGAAAGTTGACGGAGTAACCAGCTCTACTGGGTCTTTTGGTACTTCAGACAATGGCTCTGTGCCAAGCCAAGATATTACATTCACCGCGGGCCAGGTAATAACCTTGGAAATTGATATTAACTCTTCTAGGGGTCACGGCATTGGCGTAGCTCCGTCAAGCGTGACATCCAACGTTGGCTACATTCCGCAAACCCTCTTCAAACTCAACAGCGAGTAAAAAGCCATGGGCAATCCATTCACGTCATCCGGCGGCAACCTCTCGGGGTTCGCCCGCGACGTCATCCCGGTCACGCCCAACGATGGCGCTGACCTCCCTGGAGGGGTGGCGATCTGCCTGCGCGTCACGGGCAACGCGGGCAACATCAAGGTGACGACGGTTGCGGGCACGGATCGCACCATTGCCGTGGCCGCTGGCGCTGACCTGCAAGTGGGTATCGTGCGCGTGTGGGCGACCGGCACGACGGCGACGGCCATTGTGGCGTTTGTCGTCTGATGGCGCGGCTCGGGCTAGGCGTGGGCCTCACGCGGCGGGGCGGGGGTGGGGCTGCGGCCCCCTCCATCCCGACCATCGCAAGCTCCGTGTATTGGCTCGACGCCACGGACGCGACGACGATCAGCCACACTTCAGGCTCCGTCTCTGAAATCCGCGATAGGCTGGGTGGCACGACAAAGCTGGCGCAGGGAGAAGGGTCGCTCCAACCCAGCCTCAGCGTCGCCGGACTCAACGGCCTGAACGCGATTGATTTTACGGGGGACGATAAGTCTCTGTTTAATGACTCGGACTTCATGCCCGGCGCGTCTTCGTCCTTTGTGTTTGTGATCCGGTCAACTGACACGCGCTCCATCCTGCTAACAGGCGGCGGGGGGAGCCGTGCAGTTGGTGTTATTGACTCAGGCTCATCTTCAGCGTCCCACGTTGGATCAGGCTCCCCTTCAACATTCGTCGGAGGCGTGCCGCTTTCTCCCGCAACGAGGGACGCGCTTTACACCGGCACTACCGGCGCTACCAGCATTGTCGTTGTTAGGGGGGCAAACACAAGCGTCTCCGGAGGCGGGTGGACCGAAATCAGGCTGTGCGATTATCAGGCCGCCGCAGTCTTTGACTACACTGGCCTAGTTGGCGAGTTTGTTGCAATGAACGCACCCACGACAGCGGAGCTTAACGCCCTCGGCGCATACCTCGCCTCCAAATGGGGCGCATCATGGACTGACATCACATGACCCGCATCTTGGAGTTCACAACGGAGGCCGCAGCAATTTCTTGCGCGGCTGACATTGACGCGCAGGCGGTTGAATACTGGTCTGCCCTTGGATTTACAATTACCGAGGGGGAACTGGTCTCAAAGAACGCCGCCACAGGCCTTGATGATCCAGCGGCTCAGCGGACCGTTCGATGGTCTGCGCCTGCCCTGTCGCCGGACGGGACGTGGTGGATCGTGTCATTGGTGGGCACGCCATACGAAAACGCCATGACGGGCTTGCGTGAGCGGCACACTTTTACCGAGCGCGACATGCCAGCGTGGGGGAGCGATCCATGATCGCCGCCCGCCTCCGAGACCTGTTCGCATCGTTTGGCACGTCCGACGGCGACACCCGCCCGACGCCCTATGCGGTGGCGTCAACGCAGGCCTCCCACGGCTGGATCGCCGCTTGGACAACACTTGGCGCGCTTGCGCTTGGCGCTCCGCCTTGGCTTGCCGTCGCGGCCACCGTAGCCGCATGGGGCGGCGTGTGGGAGGCCCTGCAATACCTGCGCACCCCGACAACGCGCGTGCGCCGTGATTGGCTTCTCGGAGACCTGCCGGCCTACGCCACGGGCGCGGGGGCTGTTGCGTTCGTGGTCGGCGATGCGGTGGCCGGGCAGTGGATCGCGTGGTTGATCGCGTCGCCGTTCGTTGTCCTCGGCCCGGTCATATCGGCGGCGATATTCGGGAGGACGCGCGATGAATGACGATTTCGTCACCTGTCTAGGGTATGCGCGCGCTTGGCTTGCCGTGCTATCCGCATCCTTAGGCGCATCGTGCATTGGGGGGGCTGGCATTGACGGGAATCTTGCCGCCCAATCTCGACGTGGAAAGCGCGCTTCTCAGCGTGTTTACGTCAATGCCGTCGTGGGCCTGGGGCGGCATGGGCCTGCTCGCCATCGCAGAGTTGACGCTCGGCTATCTCGTAATTCGGGCGATCACGCGCGGCGCACGACTATGCGCGGGGTGGCTCCGTGAGCGACGACGAAAACCGAAGAGCTGACTTCAATCAATGGAGAGGGCGCATTGACAGCGACCTAGCCACGATGAAAGCGGCGATTAAAAAGAATGCAGACCTGCACGACAAGATAAACCTTCGGGTGTGGGTTGTTCTCGGCGCGGTTCTGCTCGCCCTTTTGAAGCTCTACCTTGAAACCTTGACCCCGCCGGGAGGCCCCCAATGACTCAGACAATCGCCGCCGCAATCGTCCTAGCGTTATCATTCGGCGCGGTTGCAATCGAAGTCGCAGGCATGAACAGCGCGCCGGTTGCGGTGGAGGGCGTCCGATGAGAACGAGTGAAGCGGGCCGTGACCTTATCAAGAGATGGGAAAGCCTACGCCTCACGGCCTACTTGTGCCAAGCGGGCGTCCCCACCATCGGCTGGGGGCACACCTCCGGCGTGCGAATGGGCGACCGGATCACCGAGCACGAGGCGGAGCAATTCCTGACGGCTGATCTTGCGATTGCTGAGGACGATATCGAGCGCAACGTGACCGCACCGATAACCGAAAATCAGCACGCCGCACTTGTGTCGTGGGCGCTTAATGTCGGCGGCGC